ATATAACAGAGCGCCAGTGTATCCAGTTGGTACGATGTCACAAAGAGCTGTTCCAGTTAAGAACAAGAAGAGTTAACACATGGCATTCAGCAGATACTCTCGAACTTCGATCATTGACTTTGGTTCACAATTTGGTACATCAAAAACTATTCAAGCGATTCGAAGTGCAGTAAAAAATAACAGAATTTCTACAAAAGAGATCGTTCTCCGTGGTGCAGAAAGACTTGACACGGTAGCTGGCGTTGTTTACAACGATGCTAGATATTGGTGGATTCTTGCAGCTGCTAGTGACATTGGATGGGGATTACAAGTTCCAGCAGGAACACTTGTTAAAATTCCTGACTTGAGTGAAGTCGCAGCTTTGATTGGATAAAATGACTAAATTTTCAACGCTAGAACAGATCAATTCTATGATGGTGCCTATTGATATGGCATCAGGTGTTGATGTTGATTTAGGTGGCCCTCTTGAAGAGTTTGATAAACCTCTAAAGCGTCTTAGCAGACTAATTGAAAATGACGCTCACGGAGTTTACAAGAGTGAAGATTTTGTCAAAAATTTGACTGATCTTTCTACTGGCGCTGACCCAATCAACAAACAAGATCTTGAAAATCGATTTACGATCTACACTAACGTTGGATCACAAAAGTTTTTTGGTGCAAAAGGTGCAGACAAGTACTTAGACGGGAAAAACCTCAAGACAATTTCAGATGCTGGTTTGATAATCGGCAAAGACTTTGATCTCAAGAAACCAGTGTTGCTTTTTTCGTCTAAGGCACCATTCCTACATCCAGCAAATAGACACACTAAAAGAATTGAGACATTTCTCAACAGTATGCCAAATGTTGTGGTGTCTAGTCTTGTACCATATCTTGATGTAGAATTCCAAGTTTCTAGAGAACCTAACGGTGCATTACCACCTATGAGTCAATTAAGATTTTTGTTAGGTAATGTTGATGTTAAAAACATGTCGTCTGCTGATAAGGCTATGCTTCAGGGAAAGCAAGTCACATCAAATGGAATTGAAGTTGATTATGCTGGCGTTGAGATGTTTACGTCGCCTGTTACAATGGTGTCACCAAGACCAAATGCTCAAGCACAAGGTGATAGGTACAATGAAATACTAGATCCATTCAGACCATTTGCTAGCATTGAAAATTTCAGTGTGACAGTTACGCCAGCAGTAGGAACATATTCATATAAGAAAGCGCACTTACAACTAAAACTACACGACAGATCTAGACTCGCAGAGATAAGTGACTTGCTTAGACCTAGATCGTATTCTAACGTTACTATTTGGGTAACTTATGGGTGGAGAGCACCTGTTAACACAGGTAATCTATATTTCGAATATATCAACAACAACATGATGGTCAGAGAAGCGTATGGAATCATAAACACAAGTTTTAATTTTGATCAAGTTGGGCAAGTGTCTATAGGAGTAGAATTGTATACAAAAGGCGTTTCAGAACTACGTTCTTTAAAAATATCAGACACTCGTGGCGATGCGCAGAAGTTATTAGATGACATACAACAGTTATCTGAAGATATCTCTTCGTATAGAAAGAAGTTAAAACTAGATCCGCCAGAAGGAATTAACAAAGAGATCAGAATTCATCAAGTTCTAGATTCAGCTGAGATCGGAGAGTTTCCAGATTGGAAACCTAGTGATGTTTCACAAGCTATAGACACTCTTAAACATATGAAAGACAGTAAAGATCCAGCAACTGTGAAAAAACTTATCGACGCTCTCAACAAACTGTACAAACAAGATCAGTCAAAAACAAAGTTTGATCTTAAAGCTAGGTATGAAACAAAAGTTGCTGACAACGTTAGAAAAAAGTTTCAAGAGCTTATCTCCGGGCCTGATCCATTTTTGCCCGGTGATCACAATTCTTCTGTTGTTGATTCACCGCTGTTAGCAGAGATCGCTAAATACAAAAATGATAACAAAAACAACAACGTAAAAGAGTTTAATCGAGGCGTTGTCTCATTTGGAAAGTTATTTTCTGTTTTTGTTGGTCAATGTATGACTAGTGCTGACGCTGTTGATGAACTACAGTTGTTATTTTACGTTTTAAATGACCAGTGCGGGCCTGTTTCTGGACACAGCATCGCTGAGTTTCCTATTGATCTTCAAGTATTTTTAGATCAGTATAGAGACCACGTCATCAGACGTGGTGGGGAGAAGATCACGCTAGAAGAATTTTTGAGACTTGTTATCAATGCACAAGTCTTAGACAACCGTGCGATAGGTTACGGATTACGAAGTTATTATGAACCATACGATCCAAAAAACAAAGATGCTTCTATTTTGAAGAACAAAGAAAAAGATTTTGAAAATGCGCTGTCTGCAATGAACAGTAGATATGGGCCCTTCAAAAAGCCAGTCATAGAGATGTACGTTGAAACAACACACGAACGTCCCACGCAAGTCGGCGATTCTGATGTGTTATTGACTCTTGCTTATTCTGCAAAAGATGCGACTATGTTGTTTGACAACCAGTTAAAAGGTCAACAACTCAGAAAAATTATGAGGATTCACGTCTATGATAAACAAGCTAATCCTCACAAAGCAGCAGCAACTATCTTGAAAAATGCAAATGAAAAGACATTTATAGAAGTGGGGTCAACTGACTATGCGAAGAAATTCATTGATCAAAAGTCACTAACACAGTCGTCTATTCTAAACTTAGACGCAATCAACAACCAGATCACGTTAGATGCAAAGACTGGTAAGATCAAGCTGACGCAATTTTCAAATGTTCGTCAAATTAAAGATGTTGTTTCAAAGATGGTTCCTTCCATAACATATGGAGCAAATGGAAGTACGATAGTGTCTGCAAACTTATCATCAAAAGCAGATGCGTTGCTTAGCACTGTAAACATGCTTAGATCAAACAGTGCCAAGAACGTGATTATGCCAAATGGATCCGGTGTTTCTGGATTGCCGTTAAGAGTCATTCCAGCGACACTTTCTATGTCTACGCTTGGTTGTCCGTTAGCACAGATGGCACAGATATTTTTTGTTGATTTTAATACAGGAACTTCAATAGATAACTTGTATGTTGTCACTGGATTGACTCACACTATAACGCCTGGAAAATTCGAAACACAATGGACGTGGGGTTACTACGATGCATACGGAGTGTTTGAAGGTGCACCAAACGTGTTAGATGTTATCAAGAGTATACCTTCACAGTTACCCACGAAGAAGTGATGTAATTTTGCACTTTTTGTTGTACTAATTCAAAGTGAATGTTTGTGTATCTAACACTCTGTTGGGAACAGAGAAGAGCTTGTGTTTTAACAGTGAATCACCTGAGAGTTTTTATTGGACAGAAAACGTTCCAAGAGATTTTTATGTCTTAAAAACGTATCACGATCAGAATGCTTCTGATTGTCTTAACACAATTTTAAAACTTTACAGGCAAGACATGTTGTTTGATATTCCATCAAACATAAATCGTATGTTGTCACAATTGGGTGCTACAAGAAGTTCTGTGTGGAGTAAGTACGTTTCACAGAAAGCACACAGAGACTTCACGAAAAATCTTGTGGATAGGTTAATGGTTACCCTACCCAAGGTTTCAAAACATTATTATGAGGGCACGTGGGTGAAAGAAACACCGTCTCTTCAGGCTCTTAAGTCTATACGTGTTGATAAGTCTGTGCTTAGAGATCTTGTGCAAGCTCGTGATGGGAACGTTGCATCTCTTAAGACATTTTTGCCAGATGAAAATGGATTTGTTGGTAGAGTGGAATATGACAGAATGAACACTTTGACAGGAAGGTTAACAGTGATGTCTGGCCCACACGTTTTGACTCTAAAGAAAGAACACAGAGCAAGATTACTGAGATCAGTCTATGATGATGGTGTGATCTTAAGTGTAGATTTTTCAGAACTTGAACCAAGAATATGTTTATATGAAGCTAATGGTACTTGTAACTCAAGTGATCTGTATTCGTGGGTTGCTGAAAGAGCGCAAGTAACGTCGTTAGATAGAAGCAAGATTAAAGAGATCATCATTTCTGAGATCTATGGAAGCGGTAAGAGTAGTGAATTCTTGCCAGAAGAGAGTAGGTTGTATGAATTTGCAAAATCAACGTTTAAGACTAAAAAACTTGTGAAACGTTTGAAACAACAAGTTGCAGATGACAGTTATGTGATGAATGCTTTCGGCCGGCCTATCTTTGTTGATGATATAAAAGACCATGTTTTAGTTAACTATTTTGCACAGTCTTCTGGCGTAGATGTTGTCTTGCTTGGATTTGCTGGTTTGATTAAACAATATGAGCAGATCTCTAAAAAGATCAGACCTTTATTTTTTGTGCATGATGCTATGTATGTAGATGTACCACGAGAATTTGTTGATCTTGTTAAGTCAATTGATTTTGTGAAGACTAAGAGATACGTTCAAGCATTTCCTCTGAAGATAACTGAGCTTGAACTTTAAACCACTGCATAGTAAACTTACTACATGCTGACTGCTGAAGAGATCACTGAAAACTTTAATCAATTTAGAGATCTTCTTTCTAAGATTGGTGATCGATCTGAATCTGCACTTAAGTTAGTTGATCATTTTGGTGAGAGACTTGCTCTGTGTCCCGCGTCTAGTAAGCGTTCTTATCATAATTCGTTTGCTGGCGGTTTAGTCGATCACTCTCTTAGAGTGTGTAAGAATGCTGTAGTGATGATGAAATCTTATTGTGAACAATCAGAGTGGAAATCTATGAAGGATTCAGTCATATTAACATCGTTGTTTCATGATATTGGAAAAGCTGGTGATTTGACAAACGATTATTATGTTCCTGCAGAAGAATGGCGTCGTCAAAAACTTGGAGAAGACTATGCAGTTAATGAGAATTTGAAATATATGTTAGTGCCACACAGATCTCTGTGGTTGTGTCAACATTTTAACGTTACTCTTTCTCAAGAAGAGTATCTTGCAATTTTATTGAATGACGGTATGTACGAGGACGCAAATAAGAAATATAGTATGAAAGAACCAAAGCTTGCTACGATAGTTCATTTATCTGATCTTATTGCTACTAAGCAAGAAAAGGGTCAAATTTGAAGTTGGCAGTATATTTATAAGCGATGGATTTGACACTTCTCAAGGAATATCTTGACTTGCTTTTAAGTGAGCAAGCTAATGCAAGAGTTCCTCAGCAGTTAGTGTCAAAATCTAACTCTGTCAAAAGTGCTAAGAGCACAAAAAAAGACGACAAAGACAGATTAGATCAGAAACAAAATGTTGACGAATTTTCAGGAGTTGGCGCTATAATGGGCTACATGGCACCATTAGGCGCATCTGCTGATGATGTCAATGCCAACAAACGAAAAAATAGTTACGAAAAAAAGTCTAAAAAGACGTAATCGTTCAAACAAAAAAAGGAAAACATGGCAGTAAACTTAGATGCAATTCGAAAGAAGTTGCAAGAATTCGATTTTTCAACAAAAAACGCAAACAAGCTCCAAAAGTGGAAGAAGTGTCAGACAGTAGGCGAGTATAAAATCAGGTGTGTGCCCTGGAAGTCTACAGAAGATGGCACACCTTTCAAAGATCTTTGGATCTATTATGTTGGTGGTGAGTCAATAGTAGCTCCAAAGCAATTTGGAAAACCAGATCCAATTTATGATCTGCAGAAGAAACTTTATTCATCTGGAAAAGATGAAGACAAGCAGATTGCAAAGCAACTCAATCCAAAATTGAGAAGTCACGCTGCGATCATTGATCGTGATGCTCCACAACTAGGCGTCCAGATATGGACATTCAGCAAGACAATAATGCAAAGAATGCTAGGATTCTACTTGGATGAAGAGATACAAGCAGACATCATGGATCCAAAAAGTGGTCTTGATCTTAAGGTGAAAGCCACACAAGCAAAGGGAAAAAGTGCCCTTGATCTGTCTGTTGACGTTGCAAGAAGTTCATCTCCGCTTTCTAAAGACGTTGATGAGATGAACAAGTGGCTTCAGTCAGTACCTGATGATATCATGCCTCTGTACAGGTTTAATACTAAGACAGAGAGCGAAATTGAAGACATCTTGAATAAGTGGCTAGAAGCGGGAAGTCCATCTTCATTTGCTTCTGATGGTTCTTATACTGATAAGTCAAGCGAGAAGAAACTTGATCTTGTAGATAAGCTTGAGTCAGAACTAAAACAGGATAAAAAGAAGAAGAGTCCTGTTGTAGACCTCGATGCTGCGCCTAAAAAGACTATGTCGTTAGATGCTGCTTTTGAAGATCTTGAAAAAGACTGAAAAGTAGTCACTTGAAAAAGAGACCAACGTCATAGAAGCCGTTGGTCTCACTAGCATTTATTTTTGCAAACAAGAGGAAACGTGTCTAAAAAAGAAAAAGAGAACAAGGCAGTAGATGATTTTACATCTCAGTTGATAAAGGATATCAACAAAGAGATGGGACTCAGGGTTGCTTATAACTTGTCTGAGGCAGAAGCACCAACTATTGTCAAAAGGTGGTTAGACACGGGTTCTGTTCAGTTAAATTACGCGATCAGGAACGCAGCAGGAGGCGGTTATCCAGAAGGAAGAGTCATTGAGATATCAGGACTTCCAAGTTCTGGCAAGTCACACTTAGCATATAACGCTGCGTCATATGTTCAAAGTTTGGGAGGTTTAGTTGTTTATATTGACACAGAAAATGCTACACCCGTAGACAAGTTAGCAAAGATGGGTGTTGATGTTAGCAAGAGATTTGTTTATGTTGATACTCACTGTACAGAAGAAGTGTTCCATATCATGGAAAGCACTATTGAAAAAGCAAAGCAGATCATTGATAAAAATGTTCCAATTTTAGTGATTTGGGACAGCGTTGCAGCTACGTCACCAAAAGCAGAACTAGAGGGTGAATATGACAAAGACACAATGGGTCTTCAAGCTAGAGTCATTGCGAAGTGTATGAGAAAGATATCTGGTGTCTTGGCTAAAAATAACATCACTTTGATCTGTATCAACCAGTTAAAAACAAGCATAGGAGTTATGCACGGCGATCCAAATTTTGTTCCTGGCGGTCGTGCAATTCCATTTCACGCTTCTGTGAGAATAAGATTAGGTTCAGGGTCACCAGTAAAAGACAAAGCAGGAAATGAGATTGGCATTAAAGTCACTGTTAACATCAAGAAAAACAAGGTAGCCCCACCATTTCAAAAGTTTGAGTTTAAAATCTTGTTTGGTGTGGGTATTGATGAAAATGAAGAATTGTTTGATGTATTGCGAGCTTATTGTGACAAGAATTCAGTTGTTCATAACAATCAAAAACTTTCGATTTCTGGTGATGGTGGTTGGAAAAAACTTGAAGTTGTGAATGTCCAAACGGGAGAAGAAATTCTTTCTAAGTCTTTTAGAAAAGATGAATTTGACCAAATCAGAAAAGATCCATTATATAAGACTTACATTGAAAAAATCATTGACACAGCCTTGACTAAACAGTTTGGATCACCAGCAAGTGATGATGAAGAATCAGAAAGTGATGATCAAGACGAAGTTGTCAGTGAGTGATTAGTCATCTAACGGGCTGATCCAATCGTTTTCATATCTAGAAGACCCGTAGAAGTTCGAAGTCTCTCCCGTGAATCCTGTGTCTAACACCACGAGTTTCTGATCTGATGTCATACCCCATTGTTCTGGCATGTAAAGATCTGTGATATATACGTCATATTTGTCTTCTAGATTGCTCAACCATTGAGCTAATTCTAGGCCTTGTGGTGTTATTTTATTTTCTTTTGTTAGGTATTCAACCATCTCTGGAGAATTTTTCACGTCATAGACGTATGTTAAAAATTTACTCAAAATTGTGCCTGTGACATTGATGATGTCACGCATATTTGCTGGGCGTACAAGTTCGCTGATTATGAAATTGAAAGTGTTATATGGTGCTGTTGCAAAAACTTTTGTGACATGTTTGTTGATATCTTGTTTGTTTGACAACAAAAATTCAACTCTGTTCTGAATATAACCTTTTGAATTTAGTGCAATCTTTAGCACCTTTTTTGAAGAAAGCGCATAAGATACTCTTGATGATCCAAAACCTATCTTTCGTAAGTTTTTTTTAGCGATAGCTAACAATTTTTTTGCAGCGTCTTCTTCAGATTCTTTATTTTTGACAGCATCGTTAAGTTTGTCAATAACAGATTCTTGCAGCAAAGAATCCGATATGATCGTTCTTAACTCATTTAATGTTATTGTCTGTCTCATTCGTACCATTTTTCGTAGATGCTGTTTGTCATTCCAGAGTCTAACATCACTAGACGTCTGTCAGGAGTTATACCCCAGTTATCATAAGCTAGATCCATTCCAAATTGTGGATCTAATTTATGTATTGTAGATAGTTCATCAAACAATGCTATACCTGTTTGAGTTGTGTTTGGAAATGCTTTTACAAATTCTTCTGTAGAGCTTGCGCCAAGAGTGACATCACTAAAAAAATCATCTGGTGTGTAACCAGTGATTTCAGTAAATTCTTCAGTATTTCGTAGCTGTCTGACTAAGTCAGCAATGATCCATTTACCATTTTCGTCAAAATCATAAACTTTCGGGAACAAATCGCTTTTTAACTTCGCAGATGCAACTATCTCTGCTATGTTTTGATCTACACCCGCGTTATTTCTTGCAATCTTTAACGCTTTCTTAGAAGATAAGATGTAAGTTGCTCTTGATGTTCCCAATCCAGCTCTTACCAAGTGTCTGTTTGCATAGTCAATCATTTTCGTTCTAGAGGGAAGTTGTTCGAATGTTTTAAGTGAAAATGTTTTGCTTCTGATTTCATTTAATGAAAGCGAAAGAAATTCTAAAAGCAGAGAACTCATGCAAGTGTAATTATCTGTACGTCAGTTTGAGTATTTGTAATTTACATGTAATGAATGATTCTACTAACCTAATCATTGATTCAGCAAACCTGTTTTTGAGATCTTGGTCTGCATTTCCATCTATGGATGCTAACGGTGAACCAATGGGAGGCTTTATTGGTTATGTCAAGACTCTTCAAAAGTTGATTAGAGAGATCAAACCAAAGCAAGTCTTTATCGCGTGGGAAGGAGGTGGGTCTTCCAAGAGAAGAAGCATCTTTAGCGAATATAAGATGAATAGAAAACCAGAAAAACTTAATCGTTATTACGAGGGAGATATTCCATCAACAGACGATAACAGACAAAGACAGACTGTGATTCTTATCCAGTTTTTGAAAAATTTGCCAGTTCACCAACTATATGCATCTGAGTGTGAAGCAGATGATGTTATATCGTATCTTTGCAAGTATGCACTGAGAGGACAAAAAAACATCATTGCATCTTCTGACAAAGATTTCTATCAATTAGTAGATGAAAACACGCTGATCTACAGTTTTCACAAGAAAAAGTATGTGTCAGAACAAAACATATTTGATGAATTCAGAATCACTCCGCAGAACTTTGCGTTAGCAAAGTGTTTGTGTGGAGATCCAAGCGATAACATTCCCGGAGTGAAGGGATTTGGATTTAAGACTGTCTCTAAACTGTTTCCAATATTGTCGTCACAAGAGTCAGTCTTGGTAGAAGATCTGTTGAATTATTGTCACACGCACATCAGTGATTCTAAATTGTACAAGAGAGTGATTGACGAAGCTGAACTCGTAAAACAGAATTGGAGATTAGTTTTTTTAGATGGAAGTATGTTGACTCAACAGACACGGCTTAAGATTGATTATACCTGTGGTACAAATAAGCCTCACATTGATAAGATTACGTTGTACCGTCTGCTTCATGATGAACACATATCTGATTTAGATGTTGAGAGTGTTTGTTATGATTTGCAGTACTTAGCAAGACAGGAATTGAATGATTAATTCGTTTGCAGATTTTGGTTCTTCTTTTCAAGAGAAGTTTGTTCAAGCGCTTTTAGTAGACCAGAAATTTGCTGAGGATATGTTAGAAGTCTTTGATCCAAAGTACATAGAATCAAAGCATCTGTCATTTTTGACAGAGAAGTATTTTTCTCATGCAAAAAAATACAAGACGTTTCCTTCATTTTCAATTTTGTTAACGCTTGTTAAAGATGCGTTGAAGACTAACGCAGATGAGTATATCCAGACACAAATAATCAGTTATTTACAAAAAGTTAAACTAAACCCAGATCCTGGTGATTTACCATACGTTAAAGACAAAAGCATTGAATTTTGTCGTAAACAAGCTCTTAAGAAGGCTATTGAGAACGCAATTTCAAAGATTGACTCTGACTCTGAAAAATATGACAGCATAGTTTCAGAGATTAAGAAAGCCACTCAAGTTGGTACAAGCCCGTCTATGGGTCATGATTTTTTTGTTGACTATGAAGCTAGATTTACTAGATTAAGCAGAGACTGTATTCCAACAGGAATAGCTGAGTTAGATCAAAAAGACATTCTTAACGGTGGAATGGGTAAAGGTGAACTGTTTGTAGTTGTTGCATGTTCTGGCGTGGGAAAATCACACTTTTTGACTGCACTTGGTGCAAATGCTTTACGTATGCAAAAAAATGTGTTGCACTACACGTTTGAGTTAGCAGAACACGTGATAGGTGTCAGATATGATTCAAATTTGTGTGACATCAATGCTAGCGATGTTATCGATTCAAAAGACCAAGTTATGGATAAGTACAAGAACATGAGCTTAGGGAAACTCATTATTAAACACTTTCCATCTAACTCTGCGTCAGTGTTCACGTTAAGAGCACACATGGAAAGATTAGAATTAAAGGGATTTAAGCCCGATCTTGTCATAGTTGACTATGCAGACATCATGAGATCTACTAGAGAGTATGATTCATTAAGGCATGAATTAAAGTTGATCTATGAAGAACTGCGTTCCTTAGCTGATGAAAAGGGATTTCCAATTGCAACTGCTTCTCAATCTAACAAAGAGGGTGCAAGTTCAGAGATCATTGATATGACAAATATGTCTGAAGCATATGGTAAAGCTCACGTTGCTGATTTTATTCTTGGTCTCTCTAGAAGAGTTCACGAAAAAGCAACAGGCCTTGGTAGAATTTACATAGCAAAAAACCGATCAGGTCGAGACGGTCTTGTCTATCCCATCAAGATAGATACAAGTAGATCCTCTTTTACTGTTGTGGGAGAGTCTAGTACGCCTGCAGATGCAAATAAAGAAAATGAAGAAGATATCAAAGCAACGTTAAGAAGCAAGTGGAAAGAACTGCAACGCGAAAAGATTGTTTCTGAGACAACTAGCAACAAGTCTAGAGATTGATTTATGAATGTAATCTGTCTTAGTTCGTGAATTTAGGTAAAAATGACAAATAAAAAATTAGACGCTTTTGCAAAGGCTGAATCGTTAAAGTATTTCAAGGGTGATGAGTTAGCAGCAGATGCTTTTGTAGAAAAATATGCTCTTCGAAATATCGAAAATGATGTCATTGAAGTGACACCAGACGACATGCACAAAAGACTTGCAAAAGAGTTTTTGCGTATTGAGTCGATGTATCCCAATCCAATGACGTATGATGAGATCTATCAGTTGTTTTCTAACTGGAAAATTGTTCCTCAAGGATCACCAATGTCTGGTATAGGAAACTCTAACCAGATACAATCACTTTCTAACTGTTTTGTCATTCCGTCTCCACTAGATTCGTACGGTGGGATTTGTATGACCGACCAGCAATTAGTTCAGATCTCCAAACGTCGAGGAGGTGTAGGGTTTGATCTGTCTAACATTCGACCAAAAGGAATGCCAACCACAAATGCCGCTAGGACAACAGATGGCATTGCTGGGTTTATGAAGAGGTACTCAAATTCAACTAGAGAAGTTGGTCAAGGCGGTCGCCGTGGCGCGCTTATGATGACAATCTCTTGTTATCATCCAGAAATAGAGACATTTATTGATATCAAAACAAATCAAGAAAATGTCACGGGAGCTAACATATCAATCAGGTTAACTGATGAGTTTATGCAAGCAGTTGAAAATGATGATAACTTTGTTTTGCGTTGGCCTGTTTCTGCAACACCAGAAACTGCTAAACTGACAAAGACAGTAAAAGCTAGAAAGATTTGGGATCAGTTAGCGCTGGCAGTGTGGAAGTGTGGAGATCCTGGAGTGTTTTTCTGGGATAGAATGACTAAAGACTCTATGGCTGATATCTTCAGTGATAAAGGATTTGAGACAATATCGACTAATCCGTGCGGAGAAATTGGTCTATCCAAGTATGATTCTTGTCGTCTGTTGTTGATCAATCTAGTGAAATATGTCTCTGATCCGTTTACGTCTGCTGCAAAGTTTGATTTTGATGCTTTTGAAAAAGACGCTAGAAAAGCTCAACGGTTGATGGATGATCTCGTAGACTTAGAATTAGAAGCAGTCAATAAAATCATCGAAAAAGTTAACTGTAGTAATGAGCCAGATGAAGTTTCTTCTGTAGAAGAAAGGTTGTGGGAAAGAATAAGAGAAGCTGGTATGAAAGGTCGCCGCACTGGCACTGGAATCACTGCTCTTGGAGATGTGTTTGCGTATCTTAACATTGGATATGGAAGTGATGAGTCTTTGAAACTCACTGAAGAGATCTATAAAACACTAGCACTTGCTACGCACAGAGAATCTGTTCTTATGGCAAAAGAAAGAGGTAAGTTTCCTGTTTGTGATCCTAAACGATACGCAGAGAGTCATCCTTACTTAGACAGACTAAAACAATATCTCTTACCAGAAGAGATACAAGATCTTGTTACATATGGACGTAGAAATATTGCGTTGACTACCACTGCACCTGCTGGTACTGTTTCAACGATGACACAGACAACTAGTGGTATTGAACCTGTGTTTTTGTTGGAGTACGGGAGAAGAAGAAAAGTCAATAAAGACTCCGCAGAAAAGATTGATTTCGTAGATGACTCTGGCGACTCTTGGCAAGAGTACATGGTGACTCACCACGGACTCCAGCTTTGGAAAGATATCACTGGTGAGACAGATATCAAGAGATCCCCTTATTGGGGTTTCACAGCAAATGAAATTCCTCACCTTTCAGCTGTAAAGATCCAAGCTACTGCACAACAGTTCTGTGAGCACAGTCTGTCTAAGACAATAAATCTTCCAAAGAGCGCAACGAGTGAACAGATCTCAGAGACTTATATGCTTGCATGGAAACTAGGTTGTAAAGGTATAACCATGTACAGAGATGAGTCTAAGAACGGTGTGCTTGTCTCTACAGAGAACTTGTCAAAGAACGGTTCTTCTGACCGTCAGGATGCTTCAGGAATATTAGTTGGCAACGCACAAAAGAGGCCAAAAGAGCTTAAGTGTGATTTATCTCGGGTCAACGTGAAGGGAGAGACGTATTTGGTAATTGTGGGTTTGTTGAACGATAAACCATATGAAGTGTTTGCAGGTTTGTCACAACACGTTGAAGTACCAAAGAAATTCAAAAAAGGAACTATCATTAAAAATGGAAAGAATTCTGACGGTGTTGTGACTTATAACTTAGAAATAAGCGTTGATGATTCAGAGAAAGACTTGCTTGTTTTTAAAGACATTGTTAACTTATTTGACAATCCTTCTTATGGTTCTTTAACAAGAATGGTTTCTTTGTCTCTACGACACGGAGTTCCTGTTAATTTCATTGTTGAACAACTGAGAAAAGACAAATATTCAGATATCACTTCATTTTCAACAGCACTTGCAAAAGTTTTAAGCAAGAGTTATGTTTCTGATGGAACAAAATACAGACTTGAAAAAACTTGTGAAAATTGTGGTAGTCAAGACTTGCAGTACATGCAAGGTTGTATGACTTGTGCTGCGTGTGGCGTCAGTAAGTGTTGATGCAATACTTATTGACGTGAAAATCTCAGTTAGAGATCTAAAGAAGTTAATCAAAGAAGTTGCTATGTCGCCTGCAGTCTTTCAGAC